TACGTCGCTGGTCCTGCCCGCAATAAAGAAGGGAGCAGCAGCGATCCTCGTGCGAACAAGGTCACCTTCAGGAGAAGCCGAAAGCCGGTAGACACCAGCAGCATCAATAGCAAAGCCGCGAGGAGGTACCAGTAAGGCAAGGATGTCGGGAGACACGATCGTTGCAGGAGGTCCAGCGTTAGCAAAGCAGGCGCTCAACGTCAGGTTGTTCGAGAGGTTCTCTTCAATCTCATCCAGCAAGTCGTCTGATCGACGACGCACCAGCGAGTCAGAGAGGTTCCGTATCGCAGACTTGAGGTTGCGCGAGCGTGTCCGCTGCCCTCGAATAGATCCTATTGTGATCAGGAGTGTTTCAACAGTGTCGTTATCTGACTGCCAGCTCTCTGCGAGGCTGGTCATTACGTTAGGATCTTGAATGCTGATCCATGCTGCACGTTGTGCAGACGAGTCGCCCTCTCTGAGGGATGCAAGAAGTCTATTCAGTATGTCGATTCCGGGGCTCTGCTGCTGCGCTGCTGACCCGGTTGATCGTTCTTCAACCGAGTTGTCATTGTCCATTGTTCCACCATGGTAAGTGTCATTTATTAAACAGTCGTGTCGTGACCAGGTGCCCTCAGTAGGGTACCCAGCTCAGCTAATGTATCGACCCGCAACAATGCGTGTCAAACCGAAGATCAAAGGGTGGCACAATCGTTTCTTGTGACGGTGCCACCCCTCTCACTAAGATTCCTTACGTGCCCAACCTTCTGACAAGTCAGACATAGGAATCTCGATAGTGTTGGTTGTCACTGCGCACTTAGGGCAATGACGCATCCGGGCTACCCAATCAGGTGTGTACCAGGAGACCGTCTCTCGAGCTTGCCGAATCAGTGAAGGAGAGGTTGTCTCCTTTGAGTCAGCGTGCCGAGTGTTGGTCACCTTGGTAGGCCCACCGCATTCAAAGCACTTCATTTGGTAGGGCTCGGAGGAGTTGGGAGGTTCAGCACCTTGCCGCCCTTATTAAGAGAGTACCCACCATCGTCATCGATTGTGATGTCCGCAGGCTTGAGCTTCTTCTTAATGATGGCAGCTGCTGTTTCTCTGGTCATCACACTGATCTGACCCGAAGAGTACCCCATCATCTCGATGGCCACTGCGCTTGCAGTTGTGACTACACTCTTAGACTTGGGTCGACGAATGACGTCGTCATTCCGAATGTCGTCTGTGTGCTCAGGCTCGTCGTCTACTAAAGGAGCCAGCCATGACGCAGACTCTTTGTCCATGTCGATGATTGTCCAGCCCGCAGGAGCTCTACCCGTAGGCCGGATGGTACTGGCCATGATGACCTGACCCTCGAAGTTACGGAAGCTGCGCATCACTGAGCTCAGTGTCTTACCATCCCATGCACGATCCTCAGGGATCAAGATGGCAGGCTCACGAGCAGACGCGCCCATGCTGACAACAGCCATCGAGATCGCTGTCGTTACCGTCGCCCACTCTGCACCAGACAATGCCTCATGCAAGATGCCGCCGCGGCGTAGGCCCATAGCGAACGTAGACTTCGAGCTGGCTTCGTCGTACAAGACAAACTCAAAGTCCCAGCCTTCAGGCAAGTGACTGCATACAATCTTTACGAACAGCTCAGACTGGGTCTGCAAGATGGTCGACATCGCTTCATCGCACACCTTCTTTAGTGACTTGTACCTCGCGATGTCTACTTCCAGGTGGGTGATCAACTCCTTCGATGAGACGATCTGATCCCACTTAGACTTCAAGATCATCGTGTTGTTCAAGGCCAGAGATGCAGCACCCAAACGATCACGTGCGTCTTCGAGAGACAGACCCGCATCCGTACGAGACGGAGTATTAGCCAGCTCTACCAGCTTCTGCTTCGCGCGGTCGTATCGCTCTTGGTAAGCGTCACGGCCTGCTTGGCTAAGGCGCAGTGCCTCGATCATCTGAGCGTTTGCTGTATCAATAGCGTCGAGCTGGTTGGCGAAGAAGCCATGGCAGCTGAGCAGATGATCTGAACCTACAGGACTACTGCACGTAGGGCACTGCTCGATAGCCTCGGACACAGCCCACTCGAGTGAGTCATAGCCGGACTTCAAGTACGCAGGTGCGTCCTTCATCTTACTTCTGTGGTCAGCAATCTGGTTGTCCATGTGCTGCATGTCTGATGTGAGACTATCCATCTCAGCTTCACACTCAGCCATCCGACTCTGACGTAGAGACTCGGGCATCCCATTGGCGCACGCAGCGGCAGCTTCCAGTAATCCCTGGGCGTTCTTCACTGCTTGCTCGAGACGCTCGACGTCTTCTTCCGTAGGAGCTGAGTCAGTGTGTGCATCGATTAGCTCACCCACTACGATCTCTGCGCCACGTCGTTGCTTCGCCAGGTCACGGCTCTGCTTGGCCGCGTAGTCGTTGATGGCAATCAGCGCGTCTACATTGCTCAGGTTCTTGCCGAGGTGATCCCACAGGTCAGTGAACTTGCCATGCAAGTCTGAAGGAATGTACGCGTAGACGTCTTCCTTTGATACGCTGCCGCCTATCCATCCGAGGAAAGCTTTACGCCGGGTAGCTGCTGAGCCTGACAACGCTGCCTTAACCGCACGGTGCGTGAGCACTTGTGGACCTGGGCCTGTGTGCGATGGCCGCTTGTTCTTACCTTCGACCTTCTCTACTCTGAACGTACCTGCTTCATCATCAGAGAATCGGGCGGTAGTGTGCAGAGAGTTACCGCGACAGAGAGACATGAGAAGATCTGCATCCTTCACGTCATTGCGACCGACCACATCATCAACTGAGCCAGACACAGCCAGCTCAACAGATTGAATGATGCTGCTCTTGTGGCTGGTGTTTGTTCCGACCAGCAGAGTATAACGGCCTAAGTCTACAGACCAGGCATCGCCGTTAGGCTTGGGTGACTTAAGGTTACTGTGAACAGACTTCACATACGGACGTGTTTGTTTCTTAGACATAGTGTCTCCGGGGTTGATAGCGCTACCGTTTAGTCAGTCAGACACGGTAGCTTTAGTTGTCGTGGAAAGTGTATGGTACTAATACCGCTGCGTCAAGGATTGAGAAGACTCACTCAGCGACTGTAAGTGTCACCCAAGAAGTCCAATCGTCTGATTCTTTAGCTGCTAAGCCAGTTATAGACTTGAACGATTCTGACTCAGGGCACCAGGCAAAGACATGCTTCTTCGCATCGAGGAACCACTCCAGCAGTTGGGCAGTAGCCTTACCTACAGAGAGGGACTCTTGAGTAGAGTCAACGGGTACAATGATTCCGTGGAACAAGTGACCACCTGTGTAAGACTTACCCACTGCGACATCGCGACACCAAGCAGCCCAGCCTCCGAGTGCGGCTGCACGTGACTTGTAATCGTCGCGCCCTGCAACCACCTCAGCCTGCCAAACGTCATCTGTCATGTGGCTTGCGAGCTGGGCACACCAGCGGTCAATGTCTTCGTCCTCGTCTTTTTTAGAGTGGGCGAGAAACCAACGAGACTTGTTCATCTATACGTCCTTCAATGTTCTACCGACGTCAGCCTCTGCGGTCATCGCAACAGGCCATCCGGGTATCTTGATTGTCATTGCTTCTTCCATTGTGCGCTTCATCTTCTCTATCTCAGGGGGCAGGGGCTCACCTTTGACGGGCGCCCACATAGGATCAAAGCCCTTGGGCAGCGGAGCCTGTACACAGATAGAGTCATGGCATTGATGAATCATGCCCGTACCTGGTCCGGCATACTCGAACGGAAAGGCGTCTCTTACTTGAGCTTCAGCCAACCGCATGGTTGATCCCTCGGCTGCAAGGATAGGGAAGTTCACTACCTCTTGAAGCTTGCCATCACTGAGAGGCCCACTGCGTCTACCCATGATGGGCTCCGCCATGTAGCCTTGCCTCTCGTATACTTTCTTCATCGTGGCCCAAGCGCTCTCCCACTCAGGCTCACTGGTCTTCCACGTCTCGTGCATGACTCGTACTTCTCTGAGTGTCATTCCTACATACGGGAGCTTGGCATCGTCAGTCTCTGTTGATGTCAGTACCTGCCAAACTGTAGCGGGGTCGGCTGCATATGCTGATGCGTATCTAAGTGTCTTACACACATCACGCATAGACTTAGCGTCACCACCAGAAGGCTTGCTGTATAGGCTGAAGCCGTCGTCACCCCAGCCACTTGCCTGCTCGAATCGATCACCGAATACGTTGTGAGCCAGCGTGTTGTGGGGATCCTTACCTTCCTCGAAGCACTCCATCAGTAGAGGTATCTTCCAGTAGTTAGCGATGATCCGTAGGTGTGCCTGGTCAAGGTCAGCACCGATGAGGATGTAGCCTGGGGGAGCTGCGAAGATTGTCTTCAGTGGCCCTTGGCCTTTACGGTTACCGATGTTCTGTAGGTTGGGTCCAGAGCATGAGAGGCGCGCGACGCTGGTGACATGGGCATTCCATGATGGCCTCACCCTGCCGTCTTCCCAGACCACACCCTTCTTAGGGTCGATGTCTCTGCGGTTGAGAGGTATCAGCACCGTACCGAGGATCTTATTCTTCTCTCTGCGATACAGCCTGAGCTCACGGATGAATGCCTCTTGTTCTTCTGATAGGTTCCCACTTGCAATGTGAGCGCGCAACACAGAGTCACCTGTACCAGGTGCGCCTGTGTCAGTGTAGAAGTCTTTAGCGTCCATCTGAGGAGGGATACCGAGCTTCCACTTACTGTAGAACAGGTCTCTGATCTGATCGTAGCTGCCGGGATTGATGCCTGAAGCGAAGTCGTCGAGTCGTTTAGCTCTCTGCTTTACGGACAAAGTAAACCGAGCCTCTAAGTCAAACCGCTTCTTCTGGTCGACCCATACACCATTCTTGTGCATCTCAACACACATCACTTGGGTCTCGTGGTCGACCTCGTTGAGATTCCACGGCCTCTCTATCGGCCAAGAGTCAGGCTTGATGTTGTCTTTGATGGGGTTGAAGGCACCTGCATTAGTCGCCGCCTTTATTAAGGGAAGTGTGATCCTTGCGTTTACTACTGTGTCAATGATGTTGTATCTAAGAAGCTCGTCATCATCCGTACTACCTGTAGCGATACTCGAACCCTTCTCAGTTGTCTCCCATCGTTCAACGTCGGTGAGGATAGACCCGATAGTCTTTAGTCCCTTCGGTAAGTCAGGAGCTCTGAACCGAGCTGGGAAGAGCGTGTCTACCAGCGGGTAGGGGTTCACACCCAAGTGGTTCTCGATCACCATCCGGTCATAGCTACCAGCGTTGTGACCCACCCACACACGACCGTCAGTAAAAGCAGCGCGCAGTATATCTTTGATGCGCCACTCCTCTCCCTGCGTATAAAAGCGTGTACGCCCATCAGCACTCAGCAAACTAATGCCCACTGCCTGAGAGTTCTTCACAGGGTTCTTCGCCGTCACACGTCCGCGCTCATCCAAGTCAGGGGTAGCGATAGCTATCGTGCGGAGCTTGCACTCCATGGGCTCAATGCCATCAGTCTCTACATCGTAAACCCAGAAAGGAGAGGGCTGCTTCAGCCATTCCTCCAGCTCCTGAGGAGAGGGTCGCCACAAAGAATCGGGCTGAGTCCAGTCGAGCGTGTCCGAGAACCAGCGGAAAGCTTTACCCATGTCAGCGTGCAAGACGTGACGCCAACTGGGCGAGCGTAAAATAAACGACGGGTGCAGCGTAGGTAGCAAGCGGTGAGCCGTCTTATCGTCCTCGTTAGTCACGCCCCAGTCTTCAGTGATCCGCATAGGACCACCTCTGGTTGAGTGGATGCTACTACCGACACCAGTCAGCGAGTTAGTCGCGAGCTTACCGAGCGTAACAATAGAAGGGTAGCGTGAGGCGACGTTAAGCAGCCGAGGCCGGCAGCACGTAAGAGGGTGAGGTACTGCCTCTTGCCCTGCCTTCACACGCTTGCGATTGAGCTTGTCTACAGCTTTGTCCAAGCGACGCAGAGCTCCTGAGGCTTGACCTGGTAGGTGACATGCGATCACATGGTCGAGGTCTACATCGGTTCGGCGGTGACCACACGCAGCTAATGCTCGGTTCCACTCACCACCTGACCTACCCACTAAAGCTCTACCGTGCTGAACTTCTTCAGGATCGGGGCTCTCAGCTACAGCGAGGACGGTTGCACCCTTGTGCACCTCACACCCCACTGGCTTCCAGTCATCTTTACGGAGAGCTCCCTTAGGGCCCAACGGGCACACATCGCATCGTGCTCCAAGTGTTGTCGGGTCAAAGGGCATTCGTTCTCCGGGTTGAGGTCAAGGCATCTATTCAACCATCCACATGCCTTCCTGCTGGACTTCTTAGGTGTCAAGCCAACACCCTGGTCTGTATAAAAGTCGTCGCCACCGGACCTCGTGGCAGCGACGACTTAGTCTGCAGCGCTAGCTGACGATACCTTGCGCCACGCTTGGGGCAGGCGGAAGGACAGCGCCAGTGGAGGGTGCAACTCCGTTAGTCACTGCGGGTGGTACAGGGGCGCTTGTAGCGGTCTGAACCGGTGCACCAGAGTCTTTACGAGCTTCGTAAGTAGACTTGTTAAGCCAGCCCTTGATCTCGTTGTAAGAACCTTGGACACCCTTCTGACCAGGAACAAACTCAACGTAGCCCTTACGACCGTGGTTGCTGGAGTGGATGAACCACTCGTCGGTCACGTTACCTGAGTCAAGAGTTTCACCATCGTATCCAAGAGACTCGAGGATAGTGCGCAGGTTAGCAAGCTGACCACGCAGTTGGTTTTCATTAAGACCCACGAGCTGGTTACCGTTGTCGTCGTATGGCAAGTTTACGAATGCGAACATTGTAAACCCGTCGTCGAACTGAAGGTGGAAGCGACGCTTACCAGGCTTGTCGTTAGGGTGAGTCTCGATCTTTACGATAGAGACGGGGTAGAATCCAGCGTCAGGTGCGCCAGCTCCGAAACTACGGACGCCCTTGAAGGCCCCCGGAGGGATGTTGATAGCCATGATAGGCTCCATTGTTGTTGTATGGTGGACGCGAGGTCCGAGGTCCAGACGACGGATGCCGTCAGGAAGAGGGAGGTGGTGGTGGTAATGACGCACTCGAAGTAGTCGGTGCATCAGGTTCAGGCTCAAAGTTGAATAGGCTTCGGGACTGCTGTTTAGCAAGTACCCCTCTTGCAATACCATCTTGGCAAGCCCAGCGCAAGTGAAGGGTATCATAATCGTACCCAGATATGGCGCTGTCAATCGCTTCTATCACAGGTACGTCTTGCATTATAGCATCAGCTACACGATCTGCAACTTCATCCTGCCACTCTAAGCCACTAACTCTACCGAGATGGTAGTTGGACTTACTCGCCCGAAGTATCTCACGTAAGTTACCGGGCGTCTTTTTAGCGCAGACTCCAGTACGATCCCCAGTAATCCACTCAGGATCAGTAGGGTCACAGTAGTACGCACCTGGAAACCACGGGTCAGGGTATGACGGATCAATCATGGCGCGCACGTTGATGTCACACCAAGAGGGTAGAGTCTTCACTTGGTTACGTGATGGAACGTCAGGACCACCAGGGCAGAAGTGACCGTCTGCATTAGAACCTGGCATCCTCTCGTGGAAGTTCATAGCCATGTGCACGCCCAAGTGACGAGCTAATCCTGCGAGCTCAAGCAAGTGGCGGTCCAGCTGCTGGTACTGATAGAACTTATCCTTACGACCGGAGCGGCCCATAGGTGCTTCTTCCATCCACTTAAGCATAGACATCTTACAGAGATGGCTGGCATCGTCGATAACAACAGCCCCGCACTGAGACTCCAAGTCGGTCTCGCTGAGCTCCCTGAGCAGTGCGATTAGATCAGGTAAAGTCTGTGGTGGGTCTGCATAGACTGACGGAGTGAACCCCAGCTCGTTCTGCGCGACTAAGCACAGGGCTGAGGGCACACCAATAAACAGTGCATTAGGAAACGCAGCGAGCATGTCGCTGGTCTTCCGTTTCTTCGGTTGCCCATAGACCGTAATCATAACGGTAGGCAACCCATCTTCATGGGTCATAGTATTCTCCGGGGTTAGGATCTCAAACAGTCGACAAACAAAATAACAGAGGCGCTCAGTATTTGCCAGCTTCTCCGTAGAAGCAGAGCTTAATACCAGCACAAGCACCGTACCTACCTACGCAGGCAGTCTCGTGCTGAACCTTAGGCCATGACCAGTGGTCAGGGATGTCGACATCCAGTCGAGCTAAACTGTGCTCCGCTCTCCAGAGCATCTCCGCAAAGTGGTGGTCACGATGAGGAGTCGGTGGGACCATAGGCCGAGCGATGCGCCAGGGGCCTTGTGTCTGAATGAGGTTCAACGCAACGCCGCCGAAGCTCTTTCCGTAAAGCTGTTTGCCCATGATTCTGAACGCTGCGAAGCCACCATCGATGGCGTATGCGTCAACGCTGCGGTTGGGCTGCACTCGAGCTTGGTGCTTGTGATCCCAGATGAACGCTCGCCCTGACCGATCTCTTGTGGACATATCCATTCTACGAGTAAGCGAGACTGCATGTCCGTGATCAGGATGGCCTGGTACGTTGAGCGGAGACGGTCTGATTATGCCTCCGTCGCACGCCTTGATCTTAGCCACGTCAGGTCGGAAGTCTTGGTCTTGAGGGTCAGTCACCCACAAGCCCCACTCACCGTTCTTCTCACCGAGTACCGCTGTGACTTGATGCTCCACTGCGAGGATGCGACCAGGTGACTCAGGGAACTGAGCGAGGTAGCGCCTGAATGTCTCAATCATTCGGTCGATAAACTCGTGACCACCATTAGCCTCACAGTAAGCGTGTATGGCTTCTTCGGGATCCATGAGCATGTCAGGGTCGTCAATCCACTTGTCGTCTACCCAGCAGCCACCCTGCTTAGCGCCATAGATAGCGTGCAGGTGTGCTTGCATGACGTGACCCATACTCCCACGCGTAAGTGCGTCAGCTGGGATCATCTGCATGTTCAGCCTCTCGCCGTAGGCAAAAAGCTGCGGGCACTTAAAGAAGGTACCGATTCGTGACCAACCGCGAGCAGACCTACCCGCATCGATAAGTATCTTACTCATCACTTGTCTCCCAGCTTTGAGATGATCGAGTCCAAGATAGACCCCTTGTCCTCTGTGCCACGGAGCTTCTCTCCAAGACCCTCCAGCTCATCAGCCTTCAGGAACGATTCGATGGGACCAAACTTATCGACCAGGATGTCCACCACACGAGTGTCATAGGTACCCTCTGCGACGATCACCTTGAGAAGAGTAGGGCTACCGCCGAGTCTGTCGAAGCGACCCTTCCACTGAACGAAGTCACCCGGCTTCCACGGCAGCATGGCAAAGATAGCGAGGTCTGCAGTCTGCATACCATCGACACCAGTACCAACACTCTGACCTGTAGCAATCAGGCAGCACGGTCCAGTTGACTCTCTGAATGAGTCAATCATCTCGTCCCTCTCGGACTCAGGTATTCCGCCGTGGGCCACCCAGACTGGCACGCTCCCCTGTGCCTCATCTCCACGGGTGACCTCACGACGGATGGCGTGTGCCCACAAGTCGGTCTCTCTTCTCCGAGCTGTGAACACAACAACCTTACCCCCTCCCTTCAAACCCTCGAGTGCTTCCTCCGTCACGTACTTACGCTTCTTAGAGCAAGCCTCTGCTAATCTCGCTTCGACTACTCGCTCTCGAGCAGGAGCTCCATCAATCTTTACTTCTTTGACCAGTCCTTTGATCGCTTGCCCAAAGGTCTTGTCGTCACTCCATCGCTCAGCCCTGTTCAGCTGAGAGTTACTCAAGTACACCACCTGCACGCGCGTATCCGGCAAGGACGAATGGCTTTCAGAGTAAGGCACTTCGTGCACAAGAAAAGAACAGCGAGCCTTCAGCTCGTCCATATTGCTATGACCAGAGTCATCAAGGCCACCGTATTGCCCAGGGCGGGCGTCACAATAGCGCATAGCAAAGCGCGAAAAGCTATGGCTAAAGCCCCCAGGTGCCAGAAGGTCCAGCTGCGACCACAGCCTCCGTGGTCGGCCATCGTCCAGAGGCGTAGCAGTAAGGCCAATGCGTCGTTCCAAAGACGGCAGTCTACTGATATCCATAACAGCAACAGCACGTGTCTCCCGACTTACCTTAGAGTCCACACGGCTGCTTGCCGCAGTCTTCCTTCTCTCGAAGGACACGCCACCGTCAGCTTCCTGAATAGCCGTCCATCGCTTGCGGCTGCCATGAGTATGGATCTCGTCAAGGATCAGCGTCGTCGGCTGCACGCTACGTGCCGCATCCATGTTGTCTGCCAACGACTCTGCCCCGATAATGACAAAGGGACGTGTGCGTTCTTGACCACACTTGTCCAAGTATTCCTGCAGTGTACCGTCCTTCTTCCGTCTCTCTGACACCGGGCGGATGCGGAAGGGCTTGATAAAGGTGTACTCCTGCACCTGAGACCACCAGACGTGACGGGCTTTAGCCGGAGCTACGACGAGTACGGGCCCCGGTTGAGCCAGTGCTGACATGATTGCACCCAGTGTCTTGCCACTACCGCAGGCCCAGACGTTCATAGACCAGGGCCTACGGGTGCACCACGCCACGTTCATGTACTGGTAGGGTGTCGCTATCTCGAGCACATGTGGCTTGAGCTCGCCCCTCTTTACGGCGTGACCTGATAACTCTATACCCTTTAGGCACAGGGCTTGTCGGCTACCTTCTTGGTTGGACCAACCACCAATCCCGTCGGTAAAGTGAGGCGAAGACGTAAAGCTGGCGTCGAACGATAACAGTACGGACTCTGCGAGCCACGCACCGTGTATAGGGGTCATAACTACGCACTGAGCAATCTCCGTGTTTCCTTCTTCAATCAGCTTCGACAAACGCACACGCCTACTGTTACGTACCAAACCATAGACGAGAGTGCCCGGTACCTCCGTCTCCAGAGCTGGAAGTGTAGACACTAAACCAGGTTGATCTTCCGTAGTCACGGTGTATCGATAGTGAGGTTGTTCCCACATGGTGTCGTTCTCCTTGGATGACGTGATTCTATACAGGGTCTACCACTGCGTCAAGAGCATAGTTGCACATTAACGAAAAATGGGCTACCGTTGTGGTCTAAGGAGAAACCATGCCTGACACCGCATTTATTCGATTCTTGTTTCAACACCGCACTGCCCGGAGCTGGTCTATATCAGAGATGGCAAGACGCTCAGGGTTATCTCAACCTGAGGTCAGTCGCATCGAGTCCGGCAAGAGGTTGCCCACAATCAGGCACGTCAAGGGTGTAGCTGAAGCGTTCTCTCAGGCTCCGGTAAAGGGAGCGCATGAGCCATCTGACTACGCAGACTGGCTTGTCCGTCTGGTGGACATGGCCGAGAGAGCTCGTCAAGCTGCGCGTGTCGGCCCTGGTAGGTGGGCGAAAAGGTCGCAAGTAGAGGCGTGAGTAGTTAAACCTCTCGCGTTGCTACGCAACATGATCCGCTATCTTGTGGTGGGAACTAAGCCGTAGGCTCTCAGATTGGCTGAGTGTTTACGGTACAACATAAGTGGATTAAACCTGGCCCCGCTTGAGCGTAACAACTCAAGTGGGGTATTCTTTTGCCATGGCAAGATGTGGACGATGTGGCTTGTTCAAGCCATACGATGAAACTAGCAAACAGGCAGGCGTCTGCCTAATGTACCGGGGTCTTCAGATACCCGAGGACGCTCTGTGGGAGCATCGCAAGTGCTCTGAGTACACGCAGAAGATTCCTGACTGGGCTCCTGAGCAGCACTTCGAGTTTGAAGTGAAGCGACATGGTGTTGAGCGCAGTTGGCGTGCCAGTAGACGAGCGATGATCTTTTCTTGTGTGGCACTAGTCGTTTCTATCCTCACGCTGATGCGTAAGCTGATTTAGTCCTTCTCAACAATCTCGAACAACTCATCGACGCGCTTTTTCATGCGCTTGATTTTCCGCTCAACGTCGTCTCCGTCAAAGTCGGCAGAAATAGTGGCCGTCTTCTTCTCGATGTTTGCAAGCTTTGACTTGAGACCGTCAATCTCTGCTTGCATAGCCGCAGACTTGACTGCACAGGGGGGAGGCTGCTCTCCTTCAAGGCCCTGATTCTGGGCTTCGATCTCAAGCTTCTTCATCTCTCGCTCATGCTTCTGCTCAGCCCAATCACGGTAGAAGCTCCACGCCTTAGACCCACCGGCTATGGCCATACCAGCCAACGCGATTGCCACCATGGGTGCGTGCTCGCCACCCAACGATTTAGCTGCATTGGCCGCTGCTGTGATGTCTGGAGTGACGCCAAGCGTTTCAGATAGTTGTGGGGGATCAGGGCCTGGATCAAAGACGAGGGCGTCGACAGGCTCAGGGCTTGGAGTTGCAGTTGGCGTTTCTACTGGTGATGACATGGTTTTATTTTCCTCGTGCAGTCAAAATGTCGAGCTTAGACACGATCTGCTCTTGAATCTTGTTGCGAACCTGTAGGAAGTCTTTGGCCTGAGTAGCAGTCTCAGCCCTGGCCTCTTTGATTACGGTGTCATACCGCTCACGCATCTTCTCGATGCGATCATCGTACTCGTCGTTAATCTCTTTGAGTTGCTTCTGAAAGCCCTCTACAAGAGCGTCCAGTCGCTTTTGCATGGTAACAAACTGGTACACCAAGAACGCAGCAAAGACACCAAGGTGTCCATCAGCTAACAGGGAATCGACTAAAGCTTCCACTATACAGGCTCTTCAATAAGCGTGTACGTAAAGCTATTCCCCCACTTATTTTTAGCCGCATAGCAGATGCTCATGAACTCATCGAAGTCTGCGCTATGGCTAAACACTTGGCAACCTGCAGACCACTTGTTTACTTGTGTAGAGTCTGACCCGGCT